CAACGTTAAACCCGACAGGGATAGTTTTACCCCTGCTGTTAGTATCGACTCCTACTGCAATCAACCAATCGTAAACTTGACTGTCAACCTCATCTGGCAAAGGCGCACTTTGTAGAGACTCTAGTGTTATGCCGTGAACCTCAAAGGCGCGCTCTGACCACTGGCACTCACCTGGATTTATCTTCATAGAGAGTTGGTACCCGTCCTGAGTGAACAGGCCAATCTGAATCAGCTTACCGCCTTCAGCCAGCTCACTGGAGGACATCTCTCCATCTAGTCCTATATATAGGAAGCTCATTTCTCTCCTTATAGTTAAAAATGATTATTTGCGTTTTAGCTTATAAGTTCAATCTGCACTGAACACTCACAACCCATTAACGCTGTGTGGTAAGTATTGCAGTTTGCTATCAATATGTCAAGTATGCGTTTACGCTCTGCAATTACCGCTCTGGCTATCTTGGTCTCTATGACCGCAATCAAAGCGTGCGGAGCGTCAAGCATGTCGTTGGCCCAGTGGTTGTTTAAGAAATCTTCCTCCGCCTGGAACTCATCCGGATCAAGTGAGCCTAGGTATTCGTTTGGCTCAGTCATCTTGTCCCTCCCTGATCATATCCTCTAGCCCTTTCGCAGAGTACGGATACTCCAGGGCCTCAAAGATATTACGATTAGCAGCTTTCACATACATTAGATCAATAATCCGTTTACGCTCTATAGAGATCCCGTAACATACGGGGCATCCTATATCATCATCTGCATCAAAGTACCAGTCGTGTAGATCGCACTCAGACATTATTTTGTTGCCTCCTGTAATTATTGTCACCAGCATTACTAATCATGTGGCGTTGTTTCGTCTCCCAGGATGCCTTAAGTAGTTCACGATAGTAAATCATCCCTCCGTCAAATTCTGTCTCCAGTATGCCTTGCTTGACGTATTTTCTTATAGTTTCTTGACTGATATCTCCCATCTTTGCAGCATCACTGATTGATACCAGAGGGCCCTTAGTCCTATTTATTTGAGTCATTAGTTATCCTATAAAATTGAATATCGGTTTGAACTTGATTGGCAATATCTGTGCCCGCTTGTATTAGTTGTTTTGACATCTCCAGCTTAGCGTAGACATCTGCAATCTGTTCCATAGTGTATTCGTGATTAGTATCTGTCATTATTTTTTTGCTTCTTTCTTCTATCTCGTAGTTCCCCCAGGAGATGGTCTCCCCAGCCCGCTGGGATTTCATCATCAATTTTTGCAATTTGATTTGCAAGAAACGTAATAACCTGTCCGGCCTCATTATCAATACCCTCTCTGTACGTTGTTGTTGTTTTATTAGAGTACCACACCCACGTAGAGAAGTAAAGTCCACAATTAAAGCACACTGAATTATCATTAACTTCATAGGATAGTGCCATATCGACTAGACCTTCAGTCTCTATAATAAACTTGTGGCCCGGACAAGATTCAGGCCTATAAGAGCGGGCAGGTCTAGGAAGGTATGTAACCTTCGGTTCCTTCGGCGGTTTCTTGCGTAGCATTGGAAATCATTTCTCTAAGAACGTGTAGCGCCATTTTAGCGTCTTCTTCAGAATCTACCAGGGTATGCTCAAAAGTGTCAAGTATATCTAGAACCCTCTTTCTTTCCAGGTTCTCTCCCATCTCAAACCAGGATTCCCCAGCCGAGTCAATAAGTGCGTCTATCGCACGGTATGCTTCACCCTTTTTATCTAAGACCTTGGACAGGCTCAGAGTGAAGATCCCAAGATCCTCTTCGGTTACATTGTCGGATACGTATTCCCAGTCATTTAAACTCATGCGAGTATCATATCACAGTTGGTCTAAGAACGCCTCTGCAAAATGCAAGTTTGCGTGGCTCCCAGGATGAGCATGGAACTCCCCGTTAATATTATCTGACCCCCCATTAAAATCCTTCATTTGATTAGAGATCCTTACTTCATTGTGACACACTAGTGATGTAGCTTTTTTATCTATAAGCGCCCTGAGTGTGTCTGCCCCCATGTAATCTTTTAAGCTAAAGTAGCTATCAAACATTAAGTCAGGGTTAGTGGAGATCACTTTTTCAATAATATGATCTTGACTAGCATCCCATGTTGACCATAGGAGAGTGATTCCGACTGCCTTGCAATATTGCTCTAATCTCCTTATTGCAATAACTGATTGATATGTTGCTATGTCGGGGGAAATGACAAACTCGGCATTATATGGAGCTTTTAAGTACTTAGATCTATCGCCCTCAAAGTTTTTTGTGTGGATTGTTTCAATATACGATTTTTGATTAGTACTTATTCCGTGGTAGCTTCTATTCTTACTTTTTTCAATTCCACTAGGTGTTTTTAGCACCGTTCCATCAATAGGGACTTGTACCCTCTCAAAATTAGGAAACATACACATCAATATTTTGGGATTACCATAGTCTGATATATAATTAAACACTTCCTCCACAATTTGTCCAACCCCTATACCTGTCTTGGCTATTATATATCTGGAGTATTTCAATTTATCTGCAACAACGTTTGCCCACATATCGCTTTCCGAAATGCCGGTTCCGAAAGTGAAAGAACATCCTCCAAAAACGATGTCTGCTAGATTAGGTAGATCTAAGCTTCGATATCCACGCGAATTAAGCAGGTACTCCCTACCTGGATCACTTGAGATAGAGTTAAAGTTACCGTCTTCTGGAAGATAGGTCCGCCTTTCATTTAATTCGGCTAACACCTTACCTCCCCATAGGGTCCTTAAATAGTAATCCGAATCCATAGGGTTACTCTCCGTTTCCGGCAATTCTTCTTCCTTGCTCTTCAATGCTCAGCGAATCCCATTTCGCTTTGTAGGCTCTCCTAGTCTCAAGCTCTGTCAAGATATGCTTCAATAAGCTAGCAGCCACGTCTTCAGGGTCACTAGGACCTTTCGCAAAAGTGTCAGCTACTTCTACAAAGTGATGCCAATTCTCATGAGTTAAAGATTCCTGGGCTGGGTTTGCGCAAGCAACAGCGTTAAAATCTACTTTTGCGTTGCTTTTTTCTGCAACATCGAGTACGTCTTTCCAATGGTTTTTAGCCAGCTCAGTGTTGCAGGTGTAGAGCCAGTACCCTTTAGAGAGTAGTTTTAGTGTTAGATCCTTTGATTCCTCGCTAAAGGAGAAAGTGTCTACCAGGACGTCATGTCCGTCTGACTCTAACAGCCACTCTATGTCGTCACCTATGCTTGTCTGCTTGCTTGTGTTGAAAGTTTCATCATTGATAGACCATGCCTCCATATCATTGAAGCCCACTTCTGGGTGCTTCTCTAGGTCGGTTATCACAACAGTGTGCACCCTAAAGTCTTCACCAAATCCGGGAACTTCTTTGATCTGCTTGTAGAAGGCCTTGCCAACTTTGCCAAACCCTAAAAGACAGATACTAATTTCCATAATTACTCCTATTTAGATTTAACTCAGTACTCAAAGTAGCCGCGTCCATCAGAGACGTTTCCACGTTTTGCCCAAAAAAACACTACGTTTTTTCTTTCCCCGGAGAGGACTTCTTTGACTTCGTGCATATGCTCTAGATCACCCTTAAAGATGACCACATCGCCTGCCCTAGGTTTATACCAAATATCAAAGTTAGGGTACTCAACTTCTCCTCCAGTAAAATCTTCTTCATGGTTATTAAGATAGAGTAGCCCGCTCCATTCTAGTTCTTCTTCTGCACCATCTGGCTGAATAGGGCTGCCGTCCAGCTTAACCCTGTCAGCGTGCATTGGGTTCTGTGTTCCCGCCGGCATCATCTGGTAGCTGCCTTGGCAGAGATCCATCTCTTCACCGAATATCTCTTCTGCTTCTTTTTTAATCCGGTCGAATAGGTCACCTAGTCTTAAATTAACAAGACTGAGGTCACCTAGTTTTGCTCCAGTTGTTCCATTAACAGTGGAAGCCTGTAAGGAGCTTTCGTACCCTAATGCGTTCCATATTCCACGATCAGTTTTCTCAGAGTGGCCGTCGAGTAGCTCTATGTACTCTTTGGCATGCTCCGCACTTATGTAGTTCTTTAGTATGGTAACTGTCATTACTAGAGTCTAGCACTTGACTACACGTATCTATGAGAGAGATTTATACACAATCCTAGCTATCTCACTCCAAGGAAACAGAGAGAGCCTGTCTCCGTCACCACCAATACATAAGTACACACCATGGGGGGCCTCGTTTATGACTAGCCCTTCGAAAGACATTGTCTCATCTTTGATCATAACTACAGCCCATAAACCTGCAGCATCACCCTTATCAAGATACTTCTTCACTACTTGTGTCAACTAAAAGCTCCTTATGGCATGTACATACACATGTATGTCCAACAAACTCTACAATACAATCTTTATGTTGTCCAGTACAGCACCATCCAAAGATAGTCTCCCTAGCGTCTCCGCTGTAGTTAATAGTGGCGTTTTTTATTTCGCGTTTGGCCATCTAGTAATCTAGAAGGTCAGTAACTAGCGCAGCAATCTCGCTTCGCTCGGAGCGCGTCAAAGTAATGTGGCTAAATATCGATTGACCCTTTAGTCTCTCAACAACTGAGGCGACTCCATCATGACGGCCCACTCGGAGGTTATCCCTCTGAGCTACGTCGTGCGTCAGGATCACTCTAGACTTTTGACCGATACGAGATAGAACAGTCAGCAGAACATTTCGCTCTAGCGACTGAGCTTCATCTACGATTACAAAGGTGTCGTGGAGTGAGCGCCCACGAATGTGAGTTAGTGGTAGGACTTCAAGAATGCCACGAGCTATGACCTCTTCAATTACCTCTTTAGAGACCAGCGATCCAAGCGTGTCGAAAACGGCCTGCGCCCACGGATTCATTTTCTCGGCTTCGGTTCCAGGGAGGTATCCAAGCTCTTGACCGCCAACTGCATGCAATGGTCGGAACACCATAATCTTCTTGTGCTCTTTCCTTTCAAGGACCGCTTCGAGCCCAGCGCATAGAGCCAAGGCGCTCTTTCCGGTTCCGGCTTTTCCACCGAGCGAGACGATACCCATACCCGGATCCAACAACGAATCGATAGCAAGTCGCTGCTCAGCAGAGCGTCCATGTAGTCCGAAGACTTCTCGATCACCCTTGACTAGACGAATGGTCCCACTGTCTGTGACTCGACCTAGTGCACCACCAGATTCTGAAGATAGTACTAGTCCAGTATTGACGGGCATACCCTTGATGGATTCATGTGCTAGTTCACCATTGTCGTAGAGATTAGTTATGTCTGCGCCAGAGACGGCAATCTCTGAGATACCGTGCCACTCTTCGTTGGCAAGCTCGTGCAGGTACTGCTCAGCATTTAGTCCAATTGATGCAGCTTTTACTCGCATCGGAAGATCTTTGGAGACTAAGGTTACGTCATACCCTACGCTCTTAAGATTCGCCGCTACGGCCAAGATACGAGAGTCGTTATCTCCCAGCTGAAAACCGGTTGGCAGGATGCCTGGCTCAATGTTTCCGAGCTCGACTCTTAAGGTTCCGCCGTCCCCAACCGGGATAGGAAAGTCTAGGCGCTCGTGCTCGTCGCGAAGGTCATCTAATAATCGGAGCGCTTTACGTGACAGGTAGCCTATCTCGCCATCGTTTCGCTTTTTCTCAAGCTCATTAATCACAACGATGGGCAGAACAACTTCGTGTTCCGCAAAGCGAAAGATTGCCTTAGGGTCAGAGAGGAGAACGGATGTGTCTAAAACAAAGGTCCTTACCTTATTTGAGGTGGTCTGTGACTCTGAGGTATCTGACAATTTAGCTCCTTTGTTGGTACATCTTCCCCAAGTCTACACCTAGTTGTGCAGGGAGATCTGCTTATCTTCTGAGTCCGTTAGCCAAAGTAGCAGAGTGTATCTGTCTTGGTAGATCGTTGATACTTCATGGAGACCTGTCCCCTGAGAGGCAAATGAGACCAAGTCTCCAGCTTGGGGGGAGTAGTAGTATTCCAGTTGAGGGAAGTGTAGGCTACCTCCATGCGTCATTGTGTTTAGGTAAAGCGCAGCACTGTATCGAAAATGCATATTATACCCATTGTCAGTGTCCTCATGCGTGGGTACAGTAGCCCCTGGGTATTGTTTTGCTATCCAAAAAGAGCAAACGTATAGTTCTTCTGTCAAATTAAACGCAGTTTTAATTTCCCTAATAGCTGTCTGAAAGCATTTGCTAATCAGTTCTATTCTTTCTTCTATAAAAGAGAAGTCCACTATCGAGTTATGCTCGAGGCACTCATCTTCACCAAATTGGAGGGCCAACCTCTTTCCGTCTTGGTAGATCGAAAACTTCTCTATATGGGTTGACTCTAGTAGGTTGGTGTATTCAACTAGGGTTTTTATATCCTCAGCGTTAATAACGTTTTTACTAATCTTAATAGGGCCGTCTACTTCAAAATTAGTCTTCATTACTTTCTTCTAGTTCGGCCTTCATGGCAATTTTCTTAGCTTTATATTCTTGAACTAACGCTTGATCAGTAGTGTTCTTATAGTGGACTCTCTGTACCATATCCAGCCTAAAACTCCTAGTGTGTTCAGACTTCTTTGGTCCTCCCCAAACGTCTATCCACTCAACTCCATCAGCATTAATAACGTGCTTCATAAATCTGAATCTTCCACGCTCACCTTTTATTTTCATTTCTGTACCGACGGTAACTTTTCTACCGTTAATCTGAATCTCAGTAGACACTGTCCAATCCTTGATTGGTCCAGTCAACTTAGTCGGGCGAGACCTTTTTTTAAACAATCTGGTTACCGCCTTCTTCTCCTAGGTATCTTAGGAGTCCAAATATCCCTGTCAGAGTCCTATCACCTTGATTAAATCCACCAGTTACTGCATGAGCGTTCCTGAATATGTCTAGAAGTAGCATATCGCCCTCTTCCCAGGAATGTACGTATCTAATGTCTTCGTTTAAGATTACCTGATCAATTATGTGGTCACAGAGGACGTCAAATCTGTGTGACTCCTCCTCTGATGGCTCTTTTCCATGCAAAGATACAACTCTATTGTCGTGAGATCCGGTTAGGATTGGCCGAGGTACTCCTATGCCTAACACCCAATGGGGCGCTATGAACTTGTATCTACCCATGTCGTTTCCAGCAGCATTTCCCGCCTTGACAGGAGTAGCTTCGACGATGATTCCTTCTAAAAATACTCTGTCCTCCTCCGGTAAGCTGTCAAATATTTTGACTACATCTACAAACAACGTTGTACCAGACCGGGGGTCGCATTTAAAGTTGTTCATACACCAGAGTGCAGAGACATATATCAAATCTTTATTGGTGACATGCTCAAGGTGCCATCCAAGCATCATAGAACTTTTATCTGATGCGCGTTCCTCACTCATCGTTCGGTGATGGGTCTCGTAGTAGAAGGGATTGTCACTCTCTAAAGAGTTTGGCCACCACCCTAAAGCGTCTCCCAGCAGGGTCATCAATTTTTGCTGTTCAGATTCTGAGCAGTTAGCCCCCCTAAAAGCAATAATCTCACCGGTTAAGAATCTGTCTATGTAAACAGAAAGGTTGTCCTTTATATATTGAAACCCTGGATATGGGGTAGGGATAATCTCATTCGTCATTAATAGGATCTTCTTTCTTATTATTGATTGCGTCCAGTACATTCTTCACACTTGAACCATACCAGGTTCCACCTCTAGAAGCAACTAACCCCTGGATATTTAATGTGTCGGCTATCCCTTGGTAGGACATGCCTCTGCTTCTATGTATCAAAACTTGCTCCCTTACCTGCGGTGGGATAAACACCTTCGGTCCCATATCTTCACCCCAGACTATACCCCTATCTCTGCGGTCTTTATGGATATCCTTCGAGCGCTCCGCGATAATGCCACGCTCCATTTCAGCCAGGGCACTCATTATTGTGACAACGAATCTTCCTTGATACGTAGAAGTATCCAGGTTTAGATCTAGGAGGATCAGCCTCCACTCATTCTTGTTGGCCCTGTCAACTATGTCCAGGAAGTCCTTTGTACTCCTGGCTAGTCTGTCTATCCTGGTAACAATAAGGGCGTCTGCGTCACCACGGTCTAGCCGCTTAAGGGCGTCTATTAGTTTGGGCCTGCCGGTAACGTTCTTACCAGAGCGGCCCTCTTCGCGGACCAACTCACCTTCGGAGAATCCGTACATCTCCCTAGCCTGCACAAGGGTTCTCTCTTGCACATCCAGCGACACACCATCCTCTACTTGCATCATTGTAGATACGCGTGCGTATAATATAGCCTTAGTAATAGGGGCGTCCATTAAATTGACTCCCTTGATCCATTGGTGCCAATTCCGTGTTCTACGTCGTATACCTCAGGGGTAAATTCTGAGATGATTATTTCATCTTCGGGATCATAGTCTTTAAAGAAGATAACATAATTTACCCTTGTACCAGAAAGTACTTGATTTACGCCGTGTTGATGGCGCCCCTCAAAGAGGACCAAGTCACCTATACGGGGAGTAAGTTGGAGTTTAAATTCTGTAAAGTTTAGCTCTCCACCTTCATAATCATCTGAAAGAAATAGTAGGGCAGAGTAGTGTTTTTCGTTTTTGCGCCTACCTTGATACAGATCATCATCATCACTGTGTTCGCCCAGTGCCGCTGGGTGCTGCATTGCATTTAAGAATCCACGCTTGTAGCTAAATGTATTATTCATCTTAAAGTTTTCCAAGAAGTAGTTCCTGCAGATGTCTATTACCCTGAGAAGAGGTAAGACTGACTCTTCTACATCTTCAAGCGGTATATCCCCATCGAGATAGGTATGCATCATCTCAATCGGGTTGAATACATAACCCTCTCTAGGGTCTTCTTCTTGTTTTTCATAGAGGTACTCGATAAGCAGCAGTGCTTCCTTATCGGTGATTGCATTTTTAATTACTGTATACGGTAGGTCCATAAGTACAAGCTTATCAGTTAGATCCCTGTAGCCTGTTTTCAGTTAGACGCTCACGCTCATCAACCACCTGATACGCAAACTTCATTAGCCCTTCGTATGCTTCGGCATTATTCGAGATCTTGTTGTAGTGGTGGGAGCAGAATAGTAGCTCGCCAGCATCCCCAACAGCTCTAACATAGGCTTGGGATGCGCAATCAAAATCACATCTGTCCAGGGCAGTAAGCGTCCACTCCTCGGAGTTTGTTAGTATTTTCAACATTCTTACCGCCTTCAGTTCGGATTATCTACGCAGTTCAATTATACATCTTAGATTTAGGGGCGTCCAGAAAAACAACTATTAGGAGAGCCAGGGTTCTAGCAGGTCGTCAGGGTAATCTTCTTGATCCACTACATCATAGCTTTGCATTAGAGATGCTAGTAACGGAGACCTAGAGACCGAAGCAGTACTACGCGGGTGCATTCTCGGTAAAAGATCATTGTCCGTGGTGTACTTGGCGTTCTTAGGCTTACCAGTTCTAACCAACAGCAGGAATGCGTTGACGCGACCCATCGCCCAGGAGTTTCTATTCTGACCGGGACGGTACGAACCGGAAAAGGCACCAGCACCGCGTCGATACACAGCTTTTAGTTTAGCCAAAGTTACCCTGCGACCGTTGGCGGCTTTTTCGTTATGCTCTTTTACTTTTGTCTCAAGAGACTTAGTGATAGCTGCGGAAAAGTTTACGCTCTTACCTGAGGAAGCAGACCCCTCTTTGTTCTTGCTAGAGCCTTTTATTTGGTCCTTCTTTGGAGCGGGCTTTGACCCAGCTGCCGCAGTCACTACACCGTCTGGAATGATGGCAAGTCGACATAAGCCGCCTTCTTCTATCTCAGCTTCTACAACTTGGCAGTTGCCTGGCCCTTGAAAAAAGACGCAACTTCCACACTTGACGTTTATAGCTGCAAGTTCATAGTTTTCTTCGGCGGAAGTGTAGCCAGCCCATATGCCAGTGTCATCCGCATTGAGTTTCCCGTACTTGTTAGCAATCTGGGCTAGCGAATCTGCTAGATCTCGCTCTTCAGGTATTAAGTTAATTCTTTTATTTTCCATATGTTCAGTATAGGGCAGAATGAAAGTCCCAATCGAGGGGGCCCCCTCTGTTTCGTACAACCTTAGGTCTAAGGTTGTATAGCATTTATGTACACTACCTTTTGTACATTAACCAGCAAAATAGCGGTGTTCAGTATGCTATATTAAGTACCTTAAGATTTTAAAGGTTGGTATTGTATAGTGCCTAATTCTATTTTAGTGCCATCACCAAGACTAGCGACTACTTTAACCTGGAGGTCCTTATCTGCGTTTATCCCTACTGTTCTACTAGAATATTGACCATTGGTTGCACCTAAAGTTCCCCAGCTGTCTAGACCCACCGGGCTAGAGAGGACCTCATAGCCTACGGCACCGGCCACTTTCTCCCAGGATATAATGACCGCAACTGATCTAAAACCCCTCTGAGTAGCGGTAACGGTGCCAGCCAGATCTTTAGACAGCTCAGGGACTTCTTCAACCAGGCTGGCCCCTGTTCCTTTGTTTATTGAAAAGTTAGACGGCTCTCCTGCACCAATCACAGTTACAGCTCGAATTCTATAAGTCTCTGATGAACCTAAGGGCACGACAGGGACTCTATAGTCCTTCTCGGATGTGACTCCAACATTTACCCAACTGTTTAGGATCATCTGCTCCACCGAGTAATAAAGTTCTGAGTCCCCACCGCTGTAGCTAGGCGCCAGCCAAGAAAGGATATTTTGGTGAATCCGTAATTCCCTGGGCTTACTCGGTAACCCATACGCAGTTGTAAACCTGACTCTAGGACCAGTATCTGCTCTAACTGTACTGGACAGAGGGGAAACTTGAACCCAATACAGAGTGTTACTTTTTAAGTTAGAGACTCTAGTATTAGTATTGGAAGAGTTTTTCTTGTGGCTGTAGCCCAGTCCCCCCACCTCTCCCACGGAGACAGAGTACCCATTCGCACCCTGGACAGCGTTCCAGCCTAGCTCTATCGCACTTGCGGTTATGCCTATAATTGTGTAACTAATTTGCTGAATAATAGGAGACCCTAGCTCCTCGGGGGTTTCTTCTACAGTTGGTTCTGTCGGGCTCTCGGGGTTTTCTTCGGGCTCTGGTACCACTGCCTCAGGGGTGGTATGAAAAACTTGTAATATATTATCTCTAGTCGCAGGCCCTAAAGGGAGGCCCTCAGCTATATTTATAGCAATTACCCCCGACGCAAAAGCCGCCGAATGCGAAGTACCATTCCTTGATTTAGAAATGTTATGGTTAGAGGCATCAGCCGAGTTTATTCGCACACCGGGTGCGTATAGGTCTACACAAGATCCATAGTTAGAGAAGGTGGCCTTAAGATCGTATTGATCCGTAGCGCCAACAACAATAACCCCAGCTGCAGAACCAGGCGAGTAGTTGCACGCATCAGCAGCAGCGTTGCCGGCAGCAACAACCACGGTAAGCCCAGCCCTAATTACTGATTCAACAATCTCATTTGTTGGCAAACTCTTTGGGCCACCCAGGCTCATGTTAACTATACCTGCTGTCTCAAGAGGGTGATTTTTAATAATCCAAGACAACCCTGCTTCAACCGTCTCCGTGTTCCCTACCCCGGCGCAATTCATAACCCTTACCGGGACAATTGTTGCAGCTTTTGCAGCTCCAAAGTACGTGCCAGCAGCGCCGCCAGCCACATGGGTACCGTGGCCATTACAGTCAGTTTGATCCAGGTTTTCGCCAAATGCGTCAAATCCATCAATTACGCGTCCACGTAGGTCAGGGTGCGTCGAGTCCACTCCGGTATCTACAATGTATATACGTACACCGGCCCCGTTGCCTCCGTAAGAGTACTGGCCATCCATAAGGCCGTCTATGCGATCTAGGCCCCAAGTGGGCCCACTCTGCACACCCATAGTTTTAAAAATAGTCTGCTCCACAGGACCAGCGGGAGTAACTTGTGCGGCAAATATAAATGCCATAGAGGCAATAATTAAAGCCGGGAATGCAATCAGTTTTCTTCTCATGTCCAAATGCTAGCACACCACTGACAGTAATGCACTATATTTTAGTAGTGTAGACTTTGCATATGCCTGAGCTATACTACCTTCAAAAAAATGTACTTACTCTAGAAGAGTGCGAGCACCTGACAACTTATATCAGTGATAATTCAGAAGCTGATCAAAGAGAGGGCTATAGGCACTCAGGTCTCTACATACAAGATTTCTATAAAGGTGGCACAAGAAAGATAGATTTACTAAGAAGAGCAGCTGTTATTTGCAATTCCGTGTTTACAGAAAACTACGACTTTAAGTACAACACTTTTGAGTTAAAGCGTCTTTTTGGAAATACCATGTATACAGGTGCAATAAATGAACCCCACGACGACGACGGGGATGACTACCCAGGCAAGCCTGACATAGAAGAACACTATTCGGCAATCTTGATGTTAAATAGCGAGTACACAGGCGGTGAGTTATTCTTTCCCCACCACAACAAAGAGGTTAGGTTAGAAGCAGGAGATCTAATAATGTTCCGAGGGAACGCTGAGAATCTTCATGGAGTTAGAGAAGTTCTTTCAGGTAGCAGAGTCAATGTCATAATATTCTTTAGAAATTACCCCAAAGACTCCCCTAGCGACAACAGCGAGTGGTTAGACTTTATTAACTCTTAAGGAGCTTCCATCCTGAGAAAGTGCTTATATTCCTGAAAGTCCATAATTTCCGGGTCAATCCACCAGTCTTCGTACCCCCAACGCTTAACTAGTGAGTACCCAAGGGAGTCAAGTATCTCTCTCTGAGCATCCCTTACGGAGGAGAGCTTATAATAGTTTGAGGCGTCATGCTCGAAGGTAATTACATTAAATCTATACACGTTTAGCGGCAGAGCAATTAACCCAAGCAGCGACTGAGCAGGATTACCGATAGGCCTCCCAGTGGGGAGGTACCCGCTGTCAATATCTACTTGCAGGTAGTCAATTCTCTCTGGAAATTTGTTCTCCTGAAAATACTTTCTGTAATCAAATTTAGTAGCATCTTCGCAAATGCATGGATTATCTCTAAAATCATTAAACTTTTTACTTTGTACTGTATCCATGTCAAAACTGACACCCTTCCAGCCATGATCTTTTTCCAAAGAGTACGTGTTACTTCCATCAACCGGATCAGCAGATCCAAGCTCTACGTAGTACCCGTTCTTTTTATCTCTGTTTATATCTAATACAAACCTTACAAATTCTTCAGCTAACATTTAATAACTCCTCTTTAATCACTGTAGTGCTACTTGATTTTACAAAACCTGTAATTACGTACCTGGTTCCAGAGATTACTGGCCTAACGCCATGGCTTATATCAGATCTATGGACTACGAGAGATAAGGATTTAGGTTTTATAGAGAAAACTTCTATATTGGATACATCATCTGAGTCATAATAAATATTTCCGCCACTAAAGTTATCGTTGAGGTAGATTACAACCCCATAAATGTTGTTAGAGTCTGCCTCATCGGCATTATCCCTGTGCTTTCCTAGCCCTTCTCCTTCACGATATCTCTGAACACCATCAAATCCAATAATTTTGTCATGTCCTTCAAACATAAAATTTATTTTAGAGTGAAGAGACGTGATTACATTTGAAACAACCGCGCCCAACGAGTTTTTTTGTACCGTTTTTCCGTACCAGTTGGAGTCAGCGTTGTCCCAGAACCAGAATTTTTCTTCGCAGGAGTCCATAGAAGCTAGAAGTGTTTCACAGTCTTCAGGGCTCAGTGCGTTCTCAAACTCCCATATTCCACGGTGTAGTTCATTAAACATACTACTATCATAGTGGAAGTTGTTACAACACAGTGGAGGTGGCGGGGAGCTGCCCCCCGCGTCCAGAACTTTCAAAACCAGTCTTCTACAAGCTTAGGCTCTACCAGCCACGGTACTGCGGGTTGCGGTTAAGGTCGCCACCTTATTGCGTGTCCTATTTATTTAAATCCAGGGGCGCCCATTTAGGACTAATGCTACCCGTGGTGCACTAAGCGCTATTAAGCAGCTAGTGCGAATGCAGAACGTGAGTTTGCAGTTATTCTTTTTCCCGATTCAAGAGGTACAGGATTCTCTGCTTGCTTCATTGATTTCTAGAGCGCTGTCGAATCTACGCACCCCCTAGATATTTAGTTATATGGTTTTGGTGTAACCCTCTGCCGTCCCTCTCCGTGGATTCGAACCACGAACCAGTTAACCGTAAACGGTCAACCACTCTGCCCGTTGAGTTAGAGAGGGTTGTTTTTACTAATTATACATCTATTCCACGGTTAGTTGCTCGCCAGACAGAAGGCGAGTGAGTCTCCTCAATAGATTTCTTTTGGTCAGTGTCCTCATAGAGCCGAATTACGTGGAGGCAGGGGTCACCGCCATCTTCAAATTCTTCCATTTCTGTTTCTGACATGGGGGTCCCGTCATGAGTGTCGCATACAGCAGGACCACACCAGCCCATCTTAATTCCGTGTTCTAACCAAATTTCAAAAGTATCCATGACAAAATAATAGCCCCTACCGAAGTATTTGTCCAGTAGAAGCTGTTATTTTTATCTATTAGTTTTATTTTGCTAGGTATGGATCCACATCTTCAGACTGTTGACCGCCAAAAGCAAAGTTAATTTCGTCTATGTCAAGAATGCCATCAACCATGTACGCACGAGATAGATTCTCTGCTACATCCATGAGACCGATAAATGCTGCCATTGCAGCTGACTGCCAGAGTTCGACTCCAGCAATAGATCCTCCAGCAAAAGTCCCGCTTATACGAAGAATAATTAAAGCTGCGGTTCTACGAAATACTTCTGAAAAAATTTTCATTGTTAACTCCCTTGGATAGGTTACATGTATAGATGTATACATGCCTCTCCCAGGTAATTTCTATTCTATCATCTACCGCTTAAGGTGTATTCGAAGCTTTATTTTCGTTGATTTACGCCTAATATTAGTTCGTTGCTGGTCCGTGGTTCCGCCCCAGACGCCGAGGTCGTAGCTAGTTATTGCATATTCTAGGCATTTCAAACTTAAGGGACAAGAACTGCATATTTTCTTAGCTTCCTGTAAGTCTCTATAGCTTGATGTAATCTTACCAGTCGTGTCTTCAAGTTCAATTGGAAAAAAAAGCTCTGGATCTACGGATTTAGACGCACAAGAGGCAGCTCCCTCTCTAATAAATTTTGGCACATCTACTCTTAAGTAGGGTCTGTCTCCCATGGCGGTTATCCTCGCGTTGTGTTGAATCCTGGCCCGCTAAAAGTGATCGTCGGAGCAGTGAACTTACGCTTTAGTCTAGTGCCACACAGGGGGGTAACGCAAGTGAAAACTTGCTGATCTTCAGAAATCCCACGGACTTCCTCATACTCGTGTCCATTCTCACAGGTATAGGAATAAGTAGGCATGGGTACAGTATACAAAAGAAAAGCCACCCCGGAGGGTGGCCTATCTTTTTACTTACTTGTACCGCATCCGCAGCCTTCGCAGTCGCAACCCATTTTCGCCTCCTTAGAAGTTCCAGTCGTCGTCGGTTGTCGCCTCATTCTTAGCAATCACGTAGGAAGAACCCGAGCCAGAGAAGAAGTCGTGGTTTTCGTTAGCGTTTGGGCTAAGAGCTGAGAGGATAGCTGGATTTACATCACAGACTTCCTTAGGAAACAACGCTTCGTAGCCCAAGTTCATAAGGGCCTTGTTTGCGTTGTAGTGCAAGAACTTCTTGACATCCTCAGTCAATCCCTTGGAGTCATAGAGGTCTGCAGTGTACTTAATCTCGTTCTCATACAGTTCCATGAGAAGATCGTAAGTGTAGGCCTTTAGCTCTTCCTGACGCTCGGCAGATTGCTCTGCTAGCCCAAGCTGATACTTGTAGCCAATGTAGTAGCCGTGTACAGCCTCATCGCGAATGATTAGTCGAATTAGGTCTGCGGTGTTGGTTAGCTTTGCTCTGGAGGACCAGTACATCGGCAAGTAGAAACCAGAGTAGAACAAGAAGCTTTCCAGCAAAGTGGATGCAATCTTACGCTTCAGTGGGTCATCACCGTTGTAGTATCCAAGGATGATATCTGCCTTTTTCTGAAGATAGGGGTTCTCCTCTGACCAGCGGAAGGCATCGTCAATGTCCGCAGTCGAGCACAACGTTGAAAATACGCTCGAGTAGCTCTTGGCGTGTACTGACTCCATGAAAGCAATGTTGGTGATAACCGCCTCCTCGTGCTGAGTTCTGGCGTCTGGCATAATGCTCATCGAGCCGATAGTTCCCTGAATAGTGTCAAGCATGGTTAGACCAGTGAACACTCTCATGGTTAATTGTTTTTCTTCTGGAGTTAGCGTGCCCCATGACTGGATGTCATTTGAGATAGCTATCTTCTCAGGCAGCCAGAAGTTCTGGGTAAGCCTGTTCCAGACGTCCAGATCAATGACATCTTCAACCTTATTCCAGTTGATTGGCCTAGTGACTAGTTTAGTTTTCATAGTGTTTTCTTTCTCTGTTAGAGCATGCAGCTGACACAGCCTTCGACGTCAGTACCGTCGAGGGCCATTTGGCGGATGCGGATATAGTAAATAGTTTTGATGCCTTTTTTCCACGCGTAAATCTGAGCTCTGTTGACATCCCTAGTAGTTGCGGTGTCTTTGAAGAACAATGTTAGTGACAGCCCTTGATCAACGTGGGCAGTCGCTGCTGCGTAGACATCGATAACCTTTTCAGGACCAATCTCGTAGGCGTCAGTGAAGTACTCCATGTTATCGTTAGTCAGGAACGGAGCTGGATAGTAGACACGTCCAAGCTTTCCTTCCTTACGGATTTCAATCTTTGCCGCAATCGGGTGAATCGAGCTTGTTGAGTTGTTGATGTAGGAAATCGATCCGGTTGGCGGAACAGCCTGAAGGTTCTGGTTGTAGATACCGTGCTCCATTACCGAAGCGCGGAGTTCAGTCCACTCAAAGTCTCCTGGAATCTTAATTCCAGCAGTGTCAAAGATTCCTTTAACCTTGTCAGTCTTAGGGCCCCAGTCGCCTCCAATGTACTTGCTAAAGAACTCACCCGATGCATACTTCGAGTTCTCGAAATTATCGAAAGGATCCTTGGTCTCTTTGGCCATTTCGTTGGACGCTTTTAGAGCGTTGTATAGAATGGTCATAAAGTAGACGCTGGTGAAGTCGATTGACTCCTCATCACCGTAGTGCATACTTTCCTTACCAAAGTAACCGTGAAGGTTCATCTGGCCAAGTCCAATTGCACGAGATTTTTTGTTACCTTCGGCAATGGACATCACTGAGTCAATGTAGCTCATGTCAGCCACTGCTGTTAGGGCCTTGATGGCGGTTCTAACGGTCTTCTCGAAGTCAGGTGACATCATTGCCTTAGCAATGTTTAGAGAGCCCAGGTTGCAAGAAATATCTTTACCAATCTGGTCGTAACTCAAGTCATTGTTATAGGTAGTAGGTGTGTTCACCTGCAGAATCTCAGAGCAGAGGTTAGACATATTGATGCGGCCCTCTACAGGGTTGGCATCATTTACGGTGTCTTCATACATGATGTATGGGTATCCAGACTCAAACTGAAGCTCTGCGATACGCTGAAATAATTCACGAGCTGAGATCTTAGTTTTCTTGATCTCCGCATTGTCTACCATTTCTTGATACTTCTCAGTTACTGAGATATCCCCAAACGGCACTCCGTAGATGCGCTCAACGTCATAAGGTGAGAATAGGTACATATCATCGCCATTTTTAGCTAGTTCAAGCGTGATGTCTGGAATAACCACACCGATCGATAGAGTCTTAATGCGAGTCTTCTCATCGGCGTTTTCCTTCTTGGTGTCTAGGAACCTCATAATATCTGGGTGATGAGCGTTTAGGTAGACCGCACCAGCGCCCTGACGAGCACCGAGCTGGTTTGCATACGAGAATGCATCTTCAAGCATCTTCATTACTGGGATAATTCCAGAAGACTGATTTTGGATCTTCTTGATTGGAGCCCCCTGCTCCCGGAGGTTAGAGAGGTTTAGGGCAACACCACCGCCACGCTTTGATAGCTGCAAAGAGGAGTTAACGGCACGAGCAATAGACTCCATGTTGTCTTCGATGCGCAATAGGAAGCAAGAAACGTACTCTCCACGCTGGGCTTTGCCTGCGTTTAAAAAAGTGGGAGTTGCTGGCTGGAAGCGCCCAGAGATAATTTCCTCGATCAAATCTTTAGCTAGCTCGGCATCGCCTTGCCCTAGCATAAGGGCGTTCATTACAACGCGGTCTTCGAAGCGCTCTAGGTAGCGTTCGCCGTCAAAGGTTTTCAGCGCATACTGAGTGTAGAACTTGTAGGCACCGAGGAACGATTCAAAACGGAATTTGTAGGCGTATGCCTGCTTAAACAGGTCCTTTACTTCTTCTTTTGAGTACTTATCTAAGAGTCCAAGGTCATAGTAGTCATTCTCAACTAAGTAGTCGAGCTTCTCCTCCAGCGAATGGAAGAACACGGTGTTCTGGTTGATGTTGTCTAGGAAGTAAGCGCGAGCTGCTGCCTTGTCTTTGTCAAACTGAATCTCCCCATCAGGGCCGTACAGGTTGAGCATTGCATTTAATTCGTGATAGCTGTAGTTATCCACAGTTGTTTTAACCTCTCGTTTACTTGTTCTACGTCGTACGGTGTACCCATTATTTCTACGCGATACAGCAAAGGTACACCAGTTTTTGCTGAAATCATCTCGGCTGCACCGCAAAAGTGGTCACCAAAATTAGTATTGCCGAGTCCGACAACACCGCGAAGCAAGTCTCTATTAGTCTTGATGTTCAAAAAACTCTTGACCTGTTTTGGCACAGTGTGCTCGTCATTTCCGCCACCATAAGTGGGGAGAAACAAAACGTACTCTCCGTAAGCCATAAAAGGCTCTTCACCATCCCATCGGACTGGTATCCGCTGAGCTGGGAGGCCTAACTTTTCCATAAACCTGTGCGTATTATTAGATACGTTAGAAAAATATACTATGTCGTACATAATTACACAAGTGCAGAAATTTTATCCATCCGGAAACCACTCCAGTGGTCGTCACCTACAACAACAATAGGTGCAGCACTGTAGCCAAGCTCTTTTACGAGTGCCATGGCGGACTCATCTTGGCTGAGGTCTATTGTCTCAAACTCAATGCCGTTCCTAGTCAAAACTCTCTTGGTGCTGTCGCATTGGACGCATGAAGGCAGTGTGTATACAGTAACCATGTTTGATACCTTTCAGATGGCAAGAGATGACAAATCCTGGCGCTTTTTGTTGCAAAAATGCAGACGCCAGGACCGGTTGGATAACCAGTATAAGTCAATATCTAGTGGTTGATTTTTATTATATATCTAAGAATAGTGCTTCCGCAATGTTTTTGCAAATCGGGCAGATAGGGAACTTATTTGGATCTCTAGATGGTACAAATAGCTTCCCACATATTGCCATCACAGGTCTGCCCATGATATACCCTTCGGTCACAGAGGCTGCTTCAGCATAGTGAGCGAACTTAGGAGTTGACTCTTCTGCCTCCAGAGTGTCTGACTCCGTACCTTCTAGAACATTACTCATGTGTCCAGTATAGCTTCTCGTGTAGTGATTCACTATCTGCGGTACAATTGAGATAACTCTGCTAATCATCCCGCTGAAAAGAGTCTAATTGAGCTCACCCGCAGGTCTCTACAATATTATAGCCGATCAAGGCTCAACTTTTTCGCGCGTGGTCTACTATAAAGACCCTGCAAACAAACCAGTCAAGTTTCGAGGATACACTGCAAGAATGCAAGTTAGAGCATCTACGAACAGCCCTGTAGTGCTGTTGAACCTGACCACAGAAAATGATGGAATAGAGCTAGGAGAGACAGACGGCAGCATTTCTATATACATCTCCGATGATGTAATGGTTACAGTAAAGGAAGGTCTTTATACATACGATCTAGAGCTAGTGGCACCCTCGGCAGATTTGTTTGTCTATAAAATACTTCAAGGTAACTTTGCCGTCAGGTCAGAGGTTACTAGGTAATGTCAGATTATGAAGTCAATAAAGTCGCAGCTGGGCGATACCCCCGACACACACTTGTAGTAGCAGCATCAGGACCGCAAGGCGAGGAGGGCCCAACTGGCGCAACTGGGCCTACAGGGCCTGACAGTGGTGTAACCGGACCTACTGGCCCGACTGGCCCTACTGGTGCTGACTCTCTTGTAACAGGACCCACTGGAGCCCTTGGCCCTACTGGTGCTGACTCTCTTGTAACAGGACCGACTGGGGCCCTAGTCCCGGGTGGTG